TAAGCTTCAGCTTTTGCGCATGGGGGACGGCGACAATGCCTCTTAAGCGCGGTTCATCTAAAGCAACGGTAAGCGCCAACATTCGCACCGAGATGGCGGCGGGCAAGCCGCAAAAGCAAGCGGTGGCTATCGCTCTCAGCAAGGCTGGAAAGAAGAAGAAGTGATCGAGTTCGACCCTTTCGATTTGCCAACGCAGAACCGCGCCGAGAACGACCGGCGGCACGCTGTCGCCTTGGATCGGCGAGCAGAGGCCGAAGACTGGCAGTGGCTGATGACCAGCAAAAAGGGCCGGCGCATCATGCGAGACCTGATCGATCATTGCGGCGTGGCGCGGTCTTCGTTTGCCAGCGGCAACGAAACCTTCTACCGAGAAGGTAAAAGGGCTGTCGGGTTGTATGTGCTGCGCCAGGCTTGGACGCACGCGCCTGCGGCCTGCTTGGAGATGCTGAAAGATGAGTGATGTTCCCGAAACGCTGATGACGGCGGCTGAGGCCAATGCATCGACGGAAGCCCCCGCCGCTGAGACGTCGGCGACGGAGGCACAGCAGCCGGTCCCCGCCGGTGACACGCCGCCTGCGGAAAACCAGCCCGCAGAAACCGGCGAAGAGGTCAACTATGCGTTCCAGTTTGCCGAGGGTCTAGAGGTTGATCCGACCTCGCTTGATGACCTGAAGACCCTGGCCAAAGACCTCAAGTTGCCATTGGACCAGGCGCAGAAGATCGCCGATCTTGGAGCCAAGCAAGCCCAGCGATGGGCCGAGGCGCAAGAGCAGGCGATCCAAAACGCCACGGCGCAGTGGATCGAGCAGGTAAAGGCGGACAAGGAAATCGGCGGCGAGGCCAATCTCGCTGTCGCCAAGACCGCTTTGAGCCAGTTCGGCACCCCTGAGCTGACAGCGCTGCTTAACGAAAGCCGGCTAGGAAATCACCCGGAAGTCATCCGGTTTTTCTACAAGGTCGGCAAAGCAATCGGTGACGACGCTGTGATTCCCGGCTCCCGCACGACCAATCGTGCGGCTGATCCGGCCCGGCGTATGTATGACAATAGCAACCTCGCATAAGGAACTAGCCCAATGGCAACCCTCTCTACCATTCACCCCACGCTGATGGACGTGGCCAAGCGCCTCGATCCTGACGGCAAAATCGACACCATCGTCGAAATCCTGGCCGAGACGAATGAGATCCTTGAAGATATGGTCTGGATGGAAGGCAACCTTCCGACCGGCCACCGCACCACGATCCGCTCCGGCCTGCCGGCCCCGACGTGGCGCAAGCTCTATGGCGGCGTGCAGCCGACCAAGAGCCGCACCGTGCAGGTTACGGACACCTGCGGCATGCTTGAGGCGTATGCCGAAGTGGACAAGGCCCTTGCCGATCTCAACGGCAACACGGCGGCGTTTCGCTTGTCGGAAGACCGCGCGCACATCGAGGGCATGAACCAAGAGTTCGCGTCCTCGCTGTTTTATGCGTCGGAAGCCACCGCGCCAGAAGAGATCACCGGCTTCGCTCCGCGCTTCAACCTCTCGACGGCGGAAAACGGAGAGAACATCATCCGCCAGGGCAACGCCCAGCCTGACGGCAGTGACAACGCCTCGATCTGGCTCATCTGCTGGGGCGAGAACACTTGCCACGGCATCTACCCCAAGGCGTCTGTCGGCGGCTTGCAGATGGCCGACAAGGGCCAGGTGACCATCGAGAACATCGACGGTTCTGGCGGGCGCATGGAAGCCTACCGCACCCACTATCGCTGGGATTGCGGCCTGTCCGTGCGTGACTGGCGCTATGTCGTCCGCATCCAATACAACAGCGAAGATCTCGTTGGCGATGCGGCGTCCGGCCCAGACCTTCTGGACCTCATGACGCAAGCGCTTGACGTTCCGCCAAGCCTCACCCTGGGCCGTCCGGCGTTTTACATGAACCGCCGCGCTCGTTCCTTCCTGCGTCGCCAGATGCTCGAAAAGGTAGCGGGCTCGACCCTCACGATGGAACAGATCGGCGGCAAGCTGGTCCTGGCCTTCGCTGGCATCCCCGTGCGTCGCTGCGACGCCCTCCTCAACACCGAAACCGGCGTGGCCTAATAGCAGCCGCGTAGGAGATACGACAATGATTATGGACGAGAGACTTGAATTTGCTGACAACGTGTCGGTGGCGGCCACGGCTGGCACTGCTCTGATTGGCGACGTAATCGACCTCGGCTCGACCACCTCGGATATCGGCAATGGTGAGCCGTTGTTTCTGGTGATCAAGACTGGCGCGACCGAGATCATCACTGGCGGCTCTGCCGGCACGATACGCTTCCAGCTTGTTTCTGACGCTGCTGCGGCGATCGCCACGGACGGAACTGCTACGGTGCATTTTGACACCAGCACGATCGTCACGGACGACGCTGCCGCAAACAGCGCTCTTTTAAACGCTGGCGCTACGATCGCCATGGTGGCTTTGCCGCTTGGCACATACGAGCGCTATCTCGGCGTCTTGTGCATCACGGCTACCACGACGACCACGGCGGGCACGATCGACGCGTTCCTGACCAAAGACCCAAGCAAGTGGCTGGCGTTGCCTAATGCGTCTGGCGCGAGCATCTAACGGAGGCTGACCAATGAAGACCGTGCGAGCAACCGCGCTTGGATACCACAACGGCTCAAGGGTGCGGCCTGGCACGGTCTTTCAGGTCGCTAACGAAGCTCGGGCTAGCTGGTGGGAGGAGGTCACACCGCCCGCCCCGCCAGCGCCCGAGCCTCGTAAGACCTTGAAGCTTGAGCCAAAGGCGACTGAACTGCTTTAACCTAGCGGGAGGCTTCGGCCTCCCGTCATCCTTTGAGGCGCGACATGGCCAGCGTGATCGATATCTGCAATCTCGCTCTGAGCCATATTGGCGACCGCGCCAATATCACATCGATTGATCCGCCCGAGGGGTCAGTGCAGGCCGAGCATTGCGCCCGCTTTTACCCTATCGCGCGCGACACGCTCTTGCGCATGCACCCTTGGACCTTTGCCGTGAAGCGTGTGCAGCTTGCCAGCGCGGCTCTAATCGTCCCTGCGGCGCATCCTTGGCAATATAGCTACGCCGCCCCCGGCGATCTTCTGACGATCCTCGGCATCTATTCCGGCGCGCGGCAATTCGACGAGAACGCTGACGAGTACGAGTACGAGATCGGCAACGACACCAACAACACTCGCGTGATCTTTACTAACTGCGACGCGGCCAGCATGCGCTACGTTTCGCTGGTGACTGACAGCACGCGCTTTCCACCGCTCTTTACCCAGGCCGTGAGCTGGATGCTGGCGAGCCATCTGGCAGGCCCGATCATCAAGGGCGAGCCTGGGGTCAAAACCGCCCAGGCTGCGCTACAGACGGGCATGAGCTATGCCCGCCAAGCCATGGCGCAGGACGCAAACGAGCGTCGCCGCAACAGTGTGCGCAACGACACCCGCCACACCGCCCCATGGCTGTCTAATCGGGCGCTGATTTGGCCCTACAATGACGAGCCTTATCAGCCATGACCAAAGTCTACACGCGCTCGTTCAACGGCGGCATTGTCTCGCCCGAGATGTTCGGGCGCATCGATGACGTCAAAAACAACACCGGCTTGGCGGTGTGTCGCAATTTCTATGTCCTGCCCCAAGGGCCGGTGGCCAATCGGCCCGGCACGCAGTTTGTGCGCGAGGTCAAAACGAGCGCTAAAGCGACGCGCATGCTTCCGTTTCGTTACAGTGCGACGCAGACGGTCGCCATCGAAGCGGGCGAGGCGTATTTTCGATTTCACACTTTCGGCGCGACCCTGCTGACTCCGACGACTGGCGTCAGCGCGTGGGCAATCGCCACAGCCTACACCCCCGGCGATCTTGTCACCGCAGGCGGCAAGACGTGGTATGCGGTCGCGGGCAGCACCGGATCAGACCCTACCGTGGCGGCTAACCAGTACGGCGCGACGCCGGTCATCTCGGCGACCTGGGTGCAGACTGTTGGCCCCGTCAGCACACCGCCGGCAGGCTACACCAATGGTGGCACGGTCCTGCCGACCCAGGCCACGATCGGCGCGCAGATCTATATCAGCGAAATCACTTACACTTACCCGCCCTTTGGCGGCTTCAGCGGTGGCGAATATTGGTACCTCGAGCTGGAGCCGATTGAGACCGTGGTCTATTACGGCTACACCGGCACCGCTGTCACGGCCCCAACCGGCCAGTGGTACGAGATGGGGACGGTGTATCAAATCCCGTCGCCCTATGCCGAGGCCGACCTGTTCGACCTGCACTATGTGCAGTCTGGGGATGTGATTACGATCACGCACCCCAACTACGCACCGCGCGAGCTGCGCCGTTTGGGCGCGACAAAGTATGTTTTGAGCGCGATCACCTTCGGCTCAACGCTTGCCGCGCCGACGATCTCCAGCGTGACCCCAACGCTAGGCTCATCGCCGTCTTTGGCCCAGACCTATAGCTATGTGGCCACGCGGGTCGCTGACGACCAGCTTGACGAGAGCAACCCGTCTGCGCCAGTGACCGCCAGCAACCAGCTATTTGACACTGGCGCGCTCAACACGATCACTTTCGCGACCAGCGCCCGCCGCAATGTCTACCGCGAGAGCGGTGGCATCTACGGCTTTATCGGCCAATCCACCGGCACGACCCTGGTGGACGACAACATTGCGCCCGATACTTCCCGCGCCCCGCCGCTTAACCAAAACCCGTTTGCGAGCGCATCCAACTATCCTGGCGCGGTCTGCTACTACGAGCAGCGCCGTGTCTTTGCCGGCACGGCCAATGCGCCGCAGACCTTCTGGATGACCAAAGCCGGGACCGAGAGTAATTTGGATTACTCTATCCCCGTGCGTGATGATGACGCGATCTCGGTCAAGATCGCCGCGCGCGAGGCCAACAGCATCCAGCATGCGGTAGTGATCGGCGACTTGCTCCTGCTGACCGAGAGCGCAGAATGGCGCGTAGGCAGCTCAGGCGATCTTCTTGCGCCGACCACGATCACCGTGCGCCCGCAGTCGTATATCGGCGCGTCCCATGTGCAGCCTGTCACTGCTAACACGGTGGCGATCTATGCCGCCGCGCGGGGCGGGCATGTGCGCGCGATCGGCTTCGACAACGATATCCAGAGCTACATCTCTATCGATCTCAGCCTGCGCGCCGCGCACCTGTTTGACTACAAGACGATCAAAGATCTTGCCTACGCCAAAGGCCCGATCCCGATCGTCTGGGCCGTCTCGAGCGATGGCCGCTTGCTGGGCCTGACCTATGTGCCCGAGCAGCAGGTCTATGCCTGGCACAGCCACGACACGCAAGACGGCTTCTTCGAGAGCGTGGCCGTGGTGAGTGAGGGCAACGACGATATCCTCTATGCTGTCGTGCGCCGCACGATTGGCACCGCCACAAAGCGCTATGTCGAGCGCCTCTCGAGCCGCTACTTTCAAGACCTCAAGAACTTCTTTGGCGTTGATTGCGGCCTGACCTATTCGGGCGCAGCGGCCACCACGATCAGCGGCTTGTCGCACCTCGAGGGCAAGACGGTCTATATCCTCGCCGACGGCGCGGTCATGCCGCCTCGCGCCGTGAGCGGCGGGCAGATCACTTTAGACAAGGCCGCGTCCCTTGTGCATGTGGGCTTGCCGATCGTCAGTGACTTGCAAACCCTGCCCCTGGCGGTCGAGGTTGAAGCTTACGCGCAGGCGACCAAGAAAAACATCAAGGCCGTTGCGCTGCGCGTCTATCAATCCAGCGGGATCTATGTCGGCCCGGACGCCGATCACCTGACCGAAGCCAAAATTCGCACGACCGAGCCCTACGGCTCACCGCCAGGCCTGCAGACGGGTGAGGTGGAGGTGGATATTTCGCCGGCTTGGACAACCGAAGGACAGGTTGTCGTTAGGCAGGTCGATCCTGTACCGTTGACCATTGTGTCTATGACCACGACCGTTTCGTTTGGGGGATGATGTGGGTTTTTCTGCTTTAGTCCTTCAAGGCGGGGCTGCCGTCACCCAGGGGATCGGCTCTTACTATGCCGCCCAAGGCCAGCGCACGGCTCTGCGTTCGCAGGCGCGCATTGCCGAGGTCAATGCCCGCATGGCCGAGGGCCAGGCGCGCGATGTCATGATGCAGGGCGAGGCCCAGCAACAGGCTATCCGGCAGCGTGCGGCTGAAATCAAAAGCGGCCAGCGCACGGCCCTTGCCAGCAACATGATTGACCTGGGGTCGGAGACGGCGGTCGCTTTGCAGACCTCGACCGACTACCTCGCCGCGCGCGACGTGCAGACCGCCGAGGCCAACGCCCTGCGCCAAGCCTGGGGCTATCGCATGGAGGCGACCGGCCAACGCGGCCAGGCCTCTATGGCGCGGGCGACCGCTCGAGGGATCAACCCCTTCCTGTCTGGCGCAACCTCGCTCCTGACCGGCGCGGCGCAGACTGGGCTGACCTACGCTCAGATGAAAGGCGCTGACGTCAACGTGGACGCCCCGGCCTGGATGCGCCGCATTTTCAACAGGGGGCCATAATGCCGCGCGTCCCCACATACGACACGCAACCCCTGCAACCGACGATCCGCCAAGGCGAAGCTCGAGCGCCGCTCACTATGGAGCAGGCAGCCATGCCTGGCCGCCAGATCCAAGAGGCCGGCGAGGCCATGGGCAGGATCGGGAGCGCGCTGGGGCAGTATGTGTTGCAACAACAAGAGTTGTTCAACCGTGCCCGCGTGGCATCGATCACAAACGACATTGACGCCTTTGTCATGCAGCAGGCCGACGAATATGGCGCGCTGCAAGGCGAAAATGCGTTGCGCCCCGGCGAAGATGGGCGCGATCCTGTCGCCGCAAGGATAGGCGATTTTGATCGCTTTGTTGGCGAACGCACCGCCAATCTTCCGCCTGTCGTGCAACAGGACGTTAACGAATATATTGGTCGGGCCAGAACACGGTTTCAGAGCAATTTATTCAGCCACTTTACGCGTCAAGGCGCGGCTTTTGCCGAAACCGCCAACCAAACGCGCATCGACACCGCGACGCAAAACATTATTCGAGACCCGTTGTCGCCAGAAACCGATGTGTTTTTTGGAGAAATTGACCAAGCCCTTGCTGATCAGCGGTTTGTTAGCGGCATTCCTGTCGATGCAACGGCCATCACTAGCGCTGCGGCCACCGCTGTGATTGAGGGCTTGGTCGAGGGCAATCGCATCCAAGAGGCTCAAACATTCTTGGACCGCTACGGCGAAACGCGGATGACGCCAGAAGACAAAGTCGCAGCTGAAAACCGCGTGCGCGAAGCCGGCGCTGTTTCGCGCGGTGAAGCGGCGGCGCAAAGTATTGTAAGGAATTTCCCCGTAACGCGTAACGATACGCGCGGCCCTGCTCGTGATCGCGCGTTGCGTGAAGCATTGACTGACGAAAACGGCAATCTTGATCGCGGCGCTTATGAGTACGCCCGCACTTTTACGAACCGTGCTGTGAGCATGGAAGAAGAGCGCATTCGGAACGAAGAGGCGCAGGATTATGAAAACTTGGTTCGCTTGGCGCAACAAAATCCAACGGCGGCTTTGCAAAGCCGAGCGTTTGCCAATCTGTCGCCGACTGATCAAGAGCGCTTTACCAACTCAATTATTCGCGGCGCACCGCCGACAATAGAGCAAAACCAAGCATGGGCCGCGCTCGCTGGCGCTCCAGACTATGAAGAGCGCATTGCGGCCATGACTTCCGGACAAATCGCAGACATGCGGCCCATGCTTGGCGAAAGCCGCTACAGAGATCTTGTGGCAGATTATCAAAGCTTGACGCAGCCAAGAGGCGGCAGAAGCGCGGGCGCTCAAACAGATCCCAACGTAGTCACCATGACCGGCACAAATGCCACTGTGTTGCGCGACGTGTTGAGGCAACTTGATTTACCATCAAGCGGGGAAGAATTTGCCGCCATTCAAGGCAGGGCGCGCGATTTGGTCCAAGCAGAGCAACAGCGTCTTGGCCGCGTGCTTAGCCAAGATGAGTTGCAAAACTTTTTGTTGCAACAAATGGGGCGCGGCATTCGTTCATCTGGCGGGTTTCTTGCTCCGTCAGAGCGTTCGCTGGCAACCTTTCGCTATCGAGACATCCCGCGTCCAGATCGAGACCGCATCGAAGCCGCTTTTGCCATTGCCTACGAGCGAGCCGTGGCGGCTGGCTCAACCCGAAGCGAAAGCTACAATCCAAG